CTGTTCGCCGCGCTAATTCTACGTTGCTCATATTTTCATTAAGTCCTTTCTTCATCAAAGGTGTATGAAAACAGCATTTTCCCCGTCTCAATTGTATTTTGTTTCAAACTTGTTTACCTCCACGGCGGCAAATCTGTAGCCGCAGTAATCTCCACCGTCGGAACCGTCAGCACGACCCCTGCCGGAAATACATAATGATGCAGGTGACGGGTATTGGCTTTCATGAGCGTGTCCTTGAACATTTCACTGCCCATAGTTTTCAACGCAACGCCGTCCCACATATCCCCGCTGGTAGTGACAAATTGATTTTTCATATTTACCTCTTTAATTTAAAAGACACTCTTAGCGAGTGCCTTTTTGTTTTGCTTTCTTAATTGTTTAAAACCTCCGCGGCTTTCCGTGCATAACTGTCTTTTTCCTCCTGCGATAGCGCAGATAATTTAGACAGCTTCAAATATTGGTTTGATAGTTTAATTTTAGTTTCTGTCTTTTTGATGTCGAAAGCAGATTCAAGTTGTTTGATTTTTGCAGGCGATTGCAAAGTCTTTTCCATTTCATGAAACTTGTTGATATATGCCGCAGTGAATTTTATTCCCTTTTCGCCTGTCATTTTGTTTGCTACAAATTCGCAGCCTTTGCGGGTGAGGAGGTAGCAGGGGCGAGGTTTGCACTGTTTGTCATAATATGTGCTTTCGATAAAGAAGTCAGCCAATCCATTTTTGGATTCGCTGAAATCTACCAGTGTTTCAGCGTATTTTTGAATGTCTCGAATTAGATGGGCGTGACTTTTCCCGATTATTTCTGCGACTTCCCGGCTGTCGATTGTCTCGTAATGATTTTCTGTGCTTAACTCACTCGGCTCGGGCTCGTCTAAAATGCAGGTGAAATAATGAAAAGCCGCATATCTTCGGTTAGAATCCGATATAGCGCTGAGTTTTCTTGCGAATTCTACAGAGAGCCTGTAGATTGTTATCTTTTTTTCTCCGCGCTTTTCATAAGTGAAGTGATTCATATAATCCTCGCCGATAAAAGCAAATTGATTATCCTCAATATTCTTTTTACACCAATAATTATAATTATCCGGCTCCGATTCCAAAAAATCATATAACATTCTTGAAGATACTGTGCCGTATTCATCGACCGGTAAGCATACCTCAATCGGGGGTGGTTTTTTCATGTTTACAAGTTTACTCATTTATAGCCTCCTGTGTTGTCGATAATTTTATATGCTTCTACCATTTCTCAGCGCGGCTTACAACAGTAAGCCGCCCTGAACCTCTGACCTGTTAAATCAATTAGTTTGCTCATATATCTAACCTCGTTTCATTATTAATTCAAGGTTAGTTATATCAGTGGCTACTTTCGCGGAAAAATGCTTAATAACATATAGAATTTCACATAAATTTTTATTTTTACTGTTTACTGAGTCAATTGAATGATGTCTTACAAAATCTATTGCGTCATCTAATATATTAATTTCCGTAACAGCGTCTTGTAATTTATCTGCAATATTATTCATTTTAAGATACCGCCTTTCTACATTTTTCCGCCTTTGAACCTTGAAGGTAACCAAATTTAAAAGCCATACATATTATTTCATACGTACCTCCGCAATCGTATATTTCGTCCATGTGACTTGAATACATACTATAATTAGTATTGATTTTTAAATTTTCTACTGCTTTCTTTACTGATTTAATAACCATAACAAAAACTCCTTTCAAAATTAAAATTTTTAATACTTGACAGGAGTGCTCATCTATGATACAATATTTCATAGATAGAGCAATCTGTCGGGTGAGAGAATTTCGGTAGTGGCGGTCAAACTACAAGCCGATATTCTCTCTATTTTTTTACGTCCAATTCGTTTTTAACAAGGTATATTCCTTTGCTTATTACATCTGTGCGAGAAACATTAAGTTCTTTTGAACATTTGTCAAGAGTGTTTAACTCTTCGCAACTTATGCGAATTTGTAAGCTTTGGTCTCTCTTGCTATCTCCTTTTATTGGACGTCCTGTTTTTGGCGACATTTAATCACCTCACTTTTGCCATGGTTTAATTATAACTTATGCCATGGCATTTGTCAATAGGTTTTATGTGAAAATTGTGTGAAATATTTTGCCATAATAATAATAACTCCTTTTCAAATTTTAATACTTTACAGGAGCTTCAAATCGTGTTATAATGAACACGAATAGCAAAACTCCTATTCAAAGATGAATAGTCCGAATCTTGTTCAGGGAGGCGGGCTATTCTTCGTTTTTGTTGGTTGCGAGTTTTTCTTTGACCAATTTAATTCCATCAACCACTACATTCACACGCTGTGTATTCATTTTATTAGCGCACTCATTTAATAAATCAATTTCATCTTTCGACATTCTGAAACCGATTTTTTCAGTACGAGGGTTGGTGGTTGGTCTGCCCATCAATTTCTTTTCCGCTGCGATTCACCCCCTAACGTTTCAATATAAGGGGTGGGGAGGGCGGCTCCCCGCCCCTTACTGTTATTTTGTTTCTGCTATGTCTAAAAGTTTTTCAGTTTCGTCAAATGTTTCCTCACCGAGAACAACAAACAACGATTCGTACAATTCGTCAGCACTAATCTTTCCGCGCTTATATTTAACAGCGGGATTAGCCAGACTTCTTTTAAAAGCCTTGAATTCCTCTAAAGTCATATTCTCACCACCTCTCAACGATATTTACAAGTTTGCTTGTCTGTTGTCATTGTAACATATGGTCGACCATATGTCAAGAGGTTTTATGTGAAAGTTATGTGAAATATTTACTTAAACCTCGTCCGCTTTTCAAATATTTCGCTTTCCCGAATCATATCAGCAAACTCTTGTTTTAATCCTTGCCGCTCGCGCTGCAGAATATCCTCCAAATTGTCCGACGCGTTGCCTTGAATTGTAATTACAGGCGCGTAATTAACCTCGACTATAATTTCCTTGCCGCTATTATCGTCAATAGTTACATGGATAGGTTTAGTGTTTGTTTTAGCTAATGAATTATTTCTCGCATAACTTGGCGTTTGCAACTGTCGATAATATTCGCTTTTGTCAATAGGGGCGTATTCCGAGTTTCTCATTCTGTATATAACATCGCTCGCTCTGTCGTCAACATCTGTTCTGATTGTGAGGTTTGGCATTTCAATGCGGTAAATAAGGTCAGATGAGGCGTTAATTGCTTCCCTTAAATCACCAATTAAATTTTCTTCTAACTTCTTATCCCTGTCACCCCAAAGCCCGAATCCTGTTGACCAATCCGCTCTAAATGCAGCCCAAAACGTATCACCGTAAGACATATTATCTACAAGATTCTTACGTGCGTCAAGAAATTGTTTTTGAGCGTGTTCGCCAATTTCTGTAACTTCTGCCCATATTTGCTCAAAGTCTTTACGGTAATTTTCGGTTATCATCTTTTCGACAACAGCAAGCCCATCAAGCGTAGCGTTGTATGCGTGCATATCGCCGCTGTCAATATATAACTCCCTCGCTATTCTCCGTTGCGCCTCAATCTCATCTTGCATAATCCTGTGGGCTTCTTCGATTTCTTGCCTGTATTCGTCAGTAAATCTCTTTAAGTTTTCCATCTCGGATATGGCTTCAGCGTAATTAGTGCCGAAATCAATATTATCTATGTTTTCTCTTATTCGGTGAAATTCTTTAGAAATATCTGATGTAGCAAGTTCTAACCTCCGCATGAACTCTGTTTCCCCTTGCAAGATTTCATAATCTTCTATTGTTAGAATTTCACCCGCTGATACTCTGTTAAACATTTCATTAACCATACCGCGAGAATCAGACATTCTATCCGTATATCGTTGATTAAAATCATCAAGAATCCCGGATATGATATGCACATCAACACCGAGGGTTTCCGCCACCTCGCCGGAAGCAATTTTAAATGCTTCAAATACATTTTCATAACGTATTTTAAAATTATCTTCTAATGCTCCAGCAAGATTATTAAAGGGTTCATACATCGCTTCGGCTTCCGCCGGCGTGAGCGTACCATGTTCACGTAAATTCATGCCATAAAATTCAAGGTCTATGTTTGCACGTTGAATTTCTGTGCGTATTTCAGATAACCGTTCACGCGAGTTAATGACTGCTTGTGCATTCTCGCGTTGAAAACGTGTGTTTTCAATAATATTACTTGTTAATTCATTCAGCTTCTGTCCGCCATTGTCAAATAAATAAGGGTCTGCATACTCCTCACGAAGCTCACGCATTTTCTTCTTATTAAGCTCAACCGCAACGGCAACCCCCGCAAACGTCAGCCCGATTCCCGCAACTACGGGATTCATGGTGCTTAACGTCCTCGCTAATCTGCCGCCCGTAATACTCGCACCGGCTTTAAGCTGCATAAAGCCTAATAATTCCGCTTTTCCCGCACGATATGCTAAGTTTAAGCCCTTAACAGCTACCGTCAGCAATGCAAGCTTACTCGCAAATTCTACTGCTTGTTTGACATTTTCGGGATTCTCCCGAACCCACTCGGAGGCGGAATTAATCATGCCCGTCATGCCTTGCGCAGCCTCGCGGATATTAGGCAGAAATATTTCACCAATCGACATTCCGAGCTCTGAAATTGCAACTTTATTCAAAGCCAAATCGCCTTTTAAATTATCAAGCTGAACGCCCGCCATGCCCGCCGCCTGCCCGAGCCCGCCGTACTTCCCGCTTGCACTCTCAATATTAACACTAAGCTCACGAATATTGTCAATGCCCTCGTCAGCAAGCATATTCCAACCCTTGAGCGCAACAGTATCAAATATATCCGAAAGAGTATTGTTTCTTTCCTCGTCGGAAAAATCGGACAGACAATTTTGTAAATCGCCCATAACATCAAACATATCACGGCTTGCGCCCTCCGCGTCATAAAGCTCTACGCCGAGTTCTTTCAGTGTGCCTGCCGCTTTCGCCGTGGGCGTTGAAAGGTTGCGTAAAATTGCGTTAAGTGAAGTTCCCGCCGCGCCGCCTTTCAGTCCCGCCTCCGACATGACTATTAACTGTGCGTTAACGTCATTGATTCCGAAGCCCGCAGTTTTCGCCGAGCCGCCCACGTTTACATACGATTCCGCAATCTGCGAAAGCGTAAGGTTCGTGAGCGAGGTAGTATATGCCATGCTGTCCATAACGGCGCGGCTTTCCTCCGCTTCCATATGGAACGTTTTCATCGCCGCACTGGTAAAGTCATAAACAAGTCCTATTTCGGTGCGTGTTGCGTTCGCTAAATTAGTACCGTAACGCATTTGCGAAATAACTAAATCTAAATCGCCGCCGACCTCGACAAGTTGATTTGCCTTTGCCGCGAGCTCACCAATTGGCGTTCCTGTAGCCTGTGCCGTGGCTCGCACTTCATCGCCGAGCCGCTTCATCTGCTCCGCATTATATCCCGTCAGAGCCGCGATATTGCTCATTTCCGCTTCAAAGCTCGCCGCAGGGGAAATAAACGCTTTATAGAACGTAGCTCCTGCCGCCGCTACGACCGCAGTAGTTGCCAAGAAGTCAGTGCGTGCACGTGATAATGCTTCAGAATTTCTCTGCTGCCAGTTTTCGAGCGTCGCCATGCGCTCCTGTTTTTCTTTTAATTTATCGTATTCGTCACCAAGACGATTATTTTCATTAGTTAAGTTATTAGTGTCTACGCCTGCGGTTTTGAGCTTGTCGCTTAAATCTCCGTGCTTCTGCGTTTGCTTATCAAGCTCTCTGTTTACTTTTTCAATTTCAGAAGCCTTAACGCCGTCGGTGTTAATCAGCTCTTCTTTTTTCTTTTTGAGCTCGTCTATTGCTTTTTGCGTGTTCTGATATGCAGAAACGTCGTTCTGCGTTTTCTTTAAATCGCCGAGGCGATTTTGCAAACCTCTTACAGATTCAGAGGCGGTGTTGAACGAGTTTCTAAAGTTAGAACCAAGCTCGCCTTTAATTTGCATTATAAGCTCATAATTTTTGCGGTTACTCATTCTATCCGCCCCCTCTCTTATTTTTCTGCCTCATTTAAAATATCAATCCATTTACACAGCTCCCGCATATTTAGCGAGAGCCAGTGCGGTATTGACGTATGAGTTGCCCTTGACAAGCGAAAACTTTGTTTTCTAAGCCAATCGCACGGGTTCTCGCTTATTCCGTGCTTACTAAAAAACGGCGCGCGGCGTTTATGATTTTATTAAAATCAGAAATAGGCAAAGCCTTTAAAACATCGCTTCCGATTTCCGCCGCCTTCGCCGCGATTCTGTACTGGAATCCGCGGGACGCCTCGGCAATCATCATAAATTCGTTGTTGTCCGCCATTTCGATTTCAACGTCAATATAATCCTTTCCTGTGAGCTTATCGAAGTTGAACGTGAATTTCTCGTGTGTTTTGTCTTCATACGTCAGCGGTGTTTTGAGCGTATGCTCATATACGCCCGCATTGGTTTTAATTTTTTCTGCCATTATATTTTCTCCTTTAAAAATGTAGGGGCGGACGACTCTGTCCGCCCGTTAATTGTTAATTGTGCATTGTCAATTGTCAATTGTGCATCGTCCGTCACATACCCATTGCTCTACGCATATCTGCAAGGTAATTAGTACCGTTGACCTCGTAGATGAAATTCAACATATCAATTTCAAGCACTTTTTCACCGTTGATATACGTCGCCCAGTACTGCACAGAGTACTCGCCGCTGACGTTACCGACAGAAGCGGGCGCAACCTGACCTGCGTTTAACGATTTCGGCTGTATAATCATTACATGCTTGTATGCTGTAATAATTTTCTGTGCTTTGAGCCTGTTTAACTCTTGAATTGGAACCCGCAGTTCGATTTGATGATTGCGCTGCTCCATGAGTCTTAACGCGTCTGTTGTCATGTTTCTGAAATTTAGGGTCAGCGTCATGGCGTTGATGTGACCCATGATTGCAGTTTCATAACTTCCGGCAATGCCTGCTCCGCTGATTTGCTCTGTTACATTTTGAATTGTCGGCATTGTTGCGCTCGCCATGCCGTAATATAAATGACTGCCCTCAAATATGTTGAAATTAGCAATTGCTTCGCTTATTCTATCTGCCATTGTTTTCTCCTTTCTTACCCAAATATCGTCGATAAGTACGACATATCAAATTCAAGCAGGAATACTATTTCCTGCGCGGGTGTCGGCGGTGTCTGAATGATTTTGATTGTTATCTTGCCGCTTGCAAGAGTTAAATCATTATTAAGCGCAGCAGGGAGCTCAATCCGTCCGCCGAGTAAATGACCCTCCGCTACAAGCCCGTTGGTGTGAATATTGAGCGAGTCAATTATACTCGTGGCGAAGCGGTTATTCATTTTTTCGTCAACCCTGCTCCAGAATGTTAATATCGCAGTTCTCCCGCGCCATGCGAACATACGCGAAACAGAAATGAAATAATCCTTCGGGTCACGGCTTGCGGGATAACAGGCAGTATAATTTCCCCAAAGCACAAAACCGTTTGTAAAGTTCAGCGCAGTAACTATGCCGTTTGCATTTAGGTAATTCGCCGCTTGTATGTCGAGTAAAATCTCTGTGCCGTCTCCCTGTATAATCCTGTCGATTTGCAGACTTTTGTTTGACGGGCTTTCAGACGGTATTCCGCCGTTTCTCGTATCGGTGACTGCCATCAGAGCCGCCGCCTGCGTTGACATATGGAAAACCCTGTCACCAAGTCCGCACTTAAAGCAGCATAAAATCTGCTCGCTGTCGAAAATGTTTTGCTTATTTTTCCATGCGGGAGCTTCGCTGTAGTGTTTAATTCCGCTTGCGGAAACATCAACGTCAATAAGAGCCTTTACTTTGAAAAGTCCGTTAATGCCTGCCGCTTTCGCATTCATCACCGCCGCGACCTCCGCGTCATGCGAGAAGCCCGGTGCGATAATAATATCCGGCACAATCCCGAACGCAGGGAGAACCGTATCAATAAGCTCGAGCCCTGTAGTCTTTTTGGTGTTAATATCAAAACCGCCGATTATATCAGCCTTTGAAACCATAGAGGGCTTGACCGCGTCAAAGCCTATAGTGAGCTCCGCCGTGTTCGCAGGAATATCCCCGCCGTCAAGGATTTCAAGAGTCAGCGCAGTGTCGGTGTAGAATAAGGCGTAGTCCTTTCCGGCTTTGTAATCCTGCACAGCTACGCTTTTCTTAATCGCTTCAAACGGCAGTGTTACTCGGCCGTTAACAATAGGGTATGCTTTTTGTGCAATCGTTTCTTTATGCTTTGCGGGGTCGAGGACGTTCACAAAGAAAACAGGCGCAGTCTGATAAAGTCTGAAATGATTGAATATAACCTCGCACAGTCCGTACTTTCCCCAGCCCTCCGCGCTGTCCGAATAACCGAGTGCGGAAACCGCCTCGCTATAATTTCCCGCTCTGATTACTCGGTTTACGTTATCGCCGCCCGTCACATGAACAGGCGCAGTGCCAACAGCAAACGTAATCCCGCTTGCCGCTACTGCAGGGGTAGAAACAGAAGTAGGCATTTCTTCCGTCCTTGCACCGTGAAAAAAATCTGACATTATCTAAGCTCTCCTTTCGCGTTATTTTCAATTTCTGCGGCAATTTCTTTATAAACAGAATATAAGAGTGTGCCGCTTGTGGTTAAGTCCTTGCGTGCCGACGGAAGCTTTTTTATCGGTACGATAAGGGTGTATAACCCCCCATATTTCCCGATTTCCTCTTCGTACTGCTTTTTGATGTCGTCATACTTTCCGCAAAGTACCACGTTGCTTCGCAGTCCGCTGTTGGGAATCGTAGGGCCGATATACATATACTGCCCGAATACCGCTTCGGGTTTTTTCTTCTCCGCTGCGGGAGGTTCCGGCGGCGGGGGTTGTGTTACGGGGTTATTTTTTTTATTTTCGCTGTTAGTAGCCATAATCTACCTCCTTAAATATTTATACTAAAAAAAGCAACTTCCTTTCGGAAGCCGCTTTTTAAAGCCTTTTTATTTATTTTTGTGGACGGTGCAGGTTATTCTTCATTTTTTAAGGCTTTTTCATACATTTCATCAATGCCTTGCCTAATTATTTCTGCTTTTGTCAACCCATAAACCTTTACGCAAAAATCAAGTTTTTCTATATCCGATTCCGATAACCTAATTCTTGTGTTTAGATTCTTAGGGTCATCGGTTGGCCTTCCCATTTTCTTTTCCGTTATGATTCACCCCAAACATTTTAAAGTGGCGGGAAAGGCGGCTCCCCGCCACTTTTGTTGTTAATCGTCCAGTTCGTCTATGATTTCGATTGCCCTTTGAAATGCTTCTTTTCCTAAAATCACTTTAGTATTCTGTACAAAGGTTTTTTTATCGATTTCGCCACGGTCGTACCGGATTGTGTTTAGTGCGAGGGCTCCGGTTAAACTTTCAAATTCTTTAGTAGTCATATTTTTTTCACCTCCGTTAAACGATATTTACAAGTTTTCCTTGTCTGATATTATCATAACATATGTATCCACATATGTCAAGAGGTTTTTTCTTTTTCTACGTTTTGCACTAAATAAAAAGGTTGTTTTTGTTTATGTTGTACATTATTAATATAATGTGTCTACTTCTTGCACTACTACGGGCATTTCAAAAGTAGCCATAATCTACCTCCTTAAATATTTATACTAAAAAAAGCAACTTCCTTTCGGAAGCCGCTTTTAAAAGCCTTTTTATTTATTATTGATATTCTTCCAAAACCTCCGCGGCTTTCCGTGCGTAACTGTCTTTTTCCTCCTGCGATAACGCGGTGAGTTTGGATAACTTTAAATATTGGTTTGAAAGCCTTGTTTTTGCGTTTAGGACTTTAATATCTTCCACGCTCGGTGCTGTTTGCTTCCTATCTATGACGGGGACGTGTTCTTTCGCACTCGATTGAAGAGTCTTTTCCATATCATGAAACCGATTTATATACTCCGCTGTGAATTTTATTCCTTTTTCGCCAGTCATTTTGTTTGCGACAAATTCGCAACCTTTGCGGGTGAGGAGATAGCAGGGTAGAGTTCTTCCTATACCGTCCTTGTAAGTGTTTTCGATGAAGAATTCATTCAATCCATTTTTGGATTCAATGGAATTGTTCAGTGTTTGAACGTATTTTTGAATATCACGCATTAAATGAGCATGACTTTTTCCAATTGTTTGAGCAACCTCGCGGCTGTCAATTCCGACAAATTTAATATTACTTTTTGCCTCTGATATTTCATGTTCAATTTTAATTATCATTTCAATAGCATGTATTATGCTCAAAAACGAAGCTGTGACACCATATGCGAGCTTTTTATCCGGTTTTTTCCGCATATTCTTTTCAATCCATTTTAATGTCGATTGGATATCCTCACGATAATAATTAATTTTTCCATGTTTATCAAGTACTTGCGTAGTGGCAATTGCGGTTTCCATAAAATATTCCTCCTGTAAATTTTAATAGTTGACAGGAGTTACTTTCTATGATATAATAGATTTCAGATAGAGTTAACTCTTGTCGGTTGAAATAACCTGTTACAGTTTGTGAGACGGTGCAGGTTATTTCTTTTTTTCTTTTTCTTCCTTTGCTCTTTTAATAACTGCAAGTAATTCATAGTCAGATAAACCGTCTAACATTTCTGAAATTAACATGCCTGCAACAGTATTGGGAGATTCTATATAAGCTTTATTTGATTTTAAATCTTTTTCAATTGTTTTTATCATATAGCTTTGTAATGAAATTCCCATTTTTGATGCATATGTTTTAACAGAGTAATGGAAGTCATCGCTAACACGCAATGTTATATTTTTTATTATGGCTCACCTCCTATTTTAACAATAGCATGCATGCATGCTATTTGTCAAGAGGTTTTTTCTTTTTCTACGTTTTGCATAAAATGAAATGGTTAATTTTGTTAGTATTGTACTTCTTGCACTACTGCGAGCATTTCAAAAGTAGCCATAATCTACCTCCTGTGTTATTGGTGGTTTTTCAAATATTAAAATCATTTCGCCTGCGAAATACGGCGATGAAACCCATTCGCTTGGGTAAACCATGTACTCAAGTGGAAGTTTTAGGGCAAATTGCTCACCTATCCACCGTTCTTTGAGTAATTCAATACGAAGTGAAGATAAAATATTTAAAACATCATATGCCCCCTTGCTGTCGTTATCCGAATAGGTGCATACTATGAGCCGTATTTTAGATGTGCTGTCGGGTTCTTCACCTGCGGCTTGCGTGTCGTCGCCTGTAAGGAATTGAGCAATTATATACGGAACATAATTTTTTTCTTTATCCTTACTCGGTAAACCCATTAAATGAACCTCTAATGCACGTCTAAGCACAGTTTCATTGTTTTGTTGTTTTTCCTCTTCGCTCGGTTCATAACCTATAGGGTGTTCATTTTCTAAAGGGCGTACATCAAGAATAATATTTTTTGTTTTATCCTCAATATATTTTTTGAGTTCGTTGAGTAAAACTATATCAGTCATTGTTTTTTCCTCCAGTCTGTACCCCAGCGATTTAAAATGCGTGTTACTTCGTGGTCGATACGTTTGTCGATGGTTTCTATAATAGTGTCGGCAACTCTTTCAGATATTTCGTCATTACCTATCATTTGAGCTCCTGCTAACGCTGTTACTTCACGGATTGGTAATCTTTTAGGTGTTGTACGTTCAAAAATTCCATAACGATAATTTTTAAACATATAAAATGCATTTCTATATTGAAATTTTTACCGCCTTTAATTATTTGAGATTCAACCGGCTTTCTTGATTTTTCTTTCCCGCTGTGGTTTCCAAAATAATAAAGAGGTATTTTCTGCCCTGCGAACGTAACATCTGCGGTTAAATTGTATGTATCAATGCTTGAATCGTAAGTTTTGACTTTTATGTATTTATAAAAATGTTCTTGCTTTATGTTGTATTTTTCTTTTACACCTCTCCACGCTGCGGTTCTTGCGGCTTGAGAAGCTCTTTTAATAATACTTCCAAGACTTATTCTGAGTTGACGTTCGTTATCGTCAAAATCGAATGAAATGTCCATTAAATCATGAAGTTTATTTAATTTACTATCAATATCAATACTCAGCCAACTTTTATTTAACACACTCATTCTTCTAAATCCTCCAAGTCAAGCGTAATACTTCCCGCATCGAACGCTGTTTTCAAGATATTGTATCGATTGCCGCTAATCTTGATTTTCTGTTCTTTTCGAGGCATGGTTTTTAAGTCGCAATAATTTATGTAGACAGTTAAATCAGCGATGAATATACCGTCAGCATTATCTTTCGCCCCGCGCTGGCGTTCCTTTGCGCCCTCGCTGTCAATTACAACGAGAATGTCATAAACTTTCCCGTTGTATTCGACTTTCACCATGTCCGCGAACTCATCCGCGTTGTGGAAAACTCTTTTAAGGTCACGCTTCATCTGCTCTTTTAAACTCATGATTGTTACCCTCGCTTACTTAACAAAGTTTTCTGCGTAAATGAACGGGCAATAAGTCCTTGGTGCGGCGAGCGGTCTTGCGCCGAGCCGCAGCTTGCGCGTGTCTTTGTTCTGCTCTACTACGAGTTTCGGAATACGGCTTCCCGTGTGCGTTGTATGATGTGCGTCGCCGTGGTCGATTTGTGTAATAGAGCCATACATAAGCCGTCCGCAGGCAGGAGCTGTCACCATTGCGCTTGTTGCGGGGAAGTAGAGCTTTTCCGCGCCGCCTTCAACGTAACTGTGTGCAACATCGAACAGATTAAGTTTAAACCCGCCGAAATTAAGCGTACCCATGTGTGCAACGCCGGGGTGTGCTGTCATCTCAGGGTTAAGCCCGCCGTACTCCATTCTTCTGTTGTCAAGCAACGCTTGAACTTTAGGTATAGAAGTAATTGCGTCCGCCGCCTGAGTACCTAAAACTAAGTCAGCAGCTGGAAGTCCGCGCTTCGATAACATTCTGCACATAGCTTTTACAACGCCGAAGAAGTCGCCTTTATCTGCGTTAATCGGTGTTTTCACAGTGTACTCGTGTTCGCTCTTGTCCTTGAAGAACTGCACCGAGAATTTATTACCCTCTGTTTTCGCGTCAATGTACGTCTGCATTTCACAGGCGTTTTTAATCATCGTCATGACACACATCAGCTCTTCGCGCCGGGTAATCATGGCGGCAAGCTCATTTAAGTCTTTCAATGTAATCTTCGCCGCTCTTTCTGCCTGCGTGCTCCCTGCGAACATCGCCTCTCCGAATCCACGCTTTTTCAAATCGTCCAGCGTGAGCAAACGCGATGGTGCAATATATGCAGGCTGTAACTCGTTAACTTCGTAGCCTGTACGGTCAACGGGAATATCTCCGGCAAGCTCGGAAACAAGAGCCGCCATTGTCATATCGCCTTTCTTGTATTCGGTCAATACTTTATCAGAAGTGAATATATCCTCGTCCTCGTTGGTCGGGAAATATCTGTCCCTAAAAAATGTTGTCGGGGAAACGATTTGCTCGGCAAGAGCTAAAAGTGTAAAAATATCAAAAATGTTTATTTCCATTATGTTTAGCCTCCTTATTCTGCTTTAAAAGCGGATTTAAACACGATATTGCGCTTACGCAATTCGTCCTTGTCCATCTCTTTGATTTCGTAACTTTCCTTGACCGTAACTTTTCCGAGGTCAAAGCAGCCCGCCGTGTAAACCTCCGCAGTCACATCGTCAGTTTTTCCGACAACTGTTTCCGCGCATAAAATGCAGTCGGGTACAAGAGTATCACCCGATGCTGCCATACTGCCGAGTAGGTAAAGTTTGCTATTCTGCGCCGAACGCGCAAATACTGTCCCCCGCGGATATGTCTGCTCAGCAGTGCCGTGAGCAATCACCCGCCCCCTTACCTCAATGGCAGGGTTTACATCGGTTATTAAACCGTCATGGTTGTTTAATGCTTTTACACTCATTTCTTCTTGTCCTTTCCGAGCAGAGTCGTAACCGCTGCTCTTGCTTTCGTCATTTTTTCTTCCGGCGTTTTAGCTTCAACAGTGCCGCTCTCGCTGTTCTCCGGTTTCACGCCGTCTATTCCGCTTGCCGCTATGTCGTCCGCTCTACCCTTGAGATAATTTTCACCCGCCGCCTTCTGCGCCGAAATAATTGCCTTAGCGACTGCGATTTCCGCGTCTGCGGCAGAAACAGGCTCGTCAAACTTCGCCTTTGTCGTGATTTCCTCGAACCCTGCAACCGCCGCGCTCTCGATTTCCTTGATGCGCTCGCGCTCGGCTTTGGTTGCGGACTCCGCTGCTGCGGACTCAACCTGCGCGACAAGCGCAGGAAACGCCGCGATTAAATCTTCTACGGTTTTAATGTCCATGCTTTCTTCTCCTTTAATTAAATTCCCCTCCGTGGAGGGGTGCCCCGCAGGAGCGGGGTAGTTGCCGCTCGGCGGCATGGTGGTTTGTTTATTTGCAACTCCGCCTGACGGCAGATTTAACAACGCTTTCGGTATATTTTTATATGTAGAAAATGCAACAACATTCGCTAACGCTTGCGCTTCACCGAACATAATTTCATCGCAGAACCCACCCGCTACAGCGTCTTCCCCTGTGTACCATGTTTCAGCTTTTAATAATGCGGCGATTTCGTCTTTGTCTTTTCCTGTTTTGAGCGCGTAAGCGTTAATCATGCTGTTTTCGATAACATTGAGCTCCTCTGACATTTTTATAAGCTCGTCCGAATTAAACCACCCGCGCAGTCCATACGAAGGCTTATGTATCATGAAAACGCCGCTCGCGGGTATCATAATCGTATCGCCTGCCATTGCGATAATTGTTGCCGCCGATGCCGCCCAGCCATCAATCTTGACAATTATTCTCGCCTTGTGGTCTTTAAGGCGTGTATAAATCGCGTTCGCCGCGAAAACGTCACCGCCACCGGAATTAATCCGCACCACGATTTCCGTTACGTCGCCGAGCGCGGCGAGCTCCTTATTAAACTCGGAAGGCGTGACTTCATCTCCCCACCATGAATAGTTTGAAATATCGCCGTATAAAATAAGCTCCGCGGGCTTTTCTCCCGCGGCGGCAACAAAATTCCAAAATCTGTTGATTGTTTTAGGCATAGTTTTTACTCCTTTTTTGTTTTAGTTATATTGCATAAATGCAAGTTTATAATTTTGTACAGATTTATTTTTGAAAAGTCTTGACATACGTATTAATACGTGCTATAATATAAGAACCGCACGCCGTTGCCCGCGTCAAAGCGCGGACGGCTGAGCGAACCTTGAAACCTGCGGTTATAAACAGGAGGTGAGGGAATGACCTACGGAGAACTTAAAAGAAAAGTCAAAAAGAATAATTGCAAATTCGACCACGAGGGAGCAAGCCACGAAATGTGGAAAAACTTAACCACAGGAAAACTATTCCCGATAGGACGGCACGACACACAAGAAGTACCAAAAGGCACACTAAACTCAATATTAAAGGACGCGGGGCTTAAATAAGCCTCTAACGTCCACATGAAAGGAGTATATTATGGCAAAATATGTTTATCCGGCTATTTTTACCAAGGAAGATAATGGGCAATATTCCGTAAATTTTCCCGACTTTGAAAGTTGTTATACCGGGGGAGATAATTTACAAGAAGCGTTTGAAATGGCAAACGATGTTCTTTGTTTAACCCTTTACGACAAGGAGAAAGCGGGGGAAGCAGTTCCTACCCTCTCTGACCCCAAAACTATCGTAGTTCAAGAAAACACCTTTGTATCTCTTGTGGCTTGCGATACGTTGGAGTATCAAAAGTTCTACGACAATAAAGCCGTAAAGAAAACTTTGACAATTCCCTCGTGGTTGAATACGAGAGCCGAGAGAGCAAACGCGCCGTTCTCTCAGATACTCCAGCAGGGTTTAAAAAATTATCTGAGTATCGCAGAATAGTTTAAACCGCTCCCGACTAATCGGGGGCGGTGTTATCTGCAGCCGCCTGCCGCTTAACTTCCTCAACCTCCTGCATTAGTGCTTCTTCGTGCTTTAAATCATGTACATTCTTATAATAATCGCTTCCGTTCATTTCCTGCGCTTCTTTATCGCGGGTGGAAAATCCGTTTTTGACGCGCAGAGCCGCCGCTTTGACCTCTTCGATAGGTTTTAGCAACCCCTGCGCGGGGCCATTGAACTGTGCGCCGCTGTACGCTTTGCGGATTGCGGGGTCACTGAAGAACCCCGGGGCTGATATACGTCCAATCGCCACAGCTTCGCATAACCATTCCTCGTAAATTGCTTGACAAAAGTCCGACGCAAACCAGCTGCGGAACATTCTTACAGACTTCCAGAATTCAAGCAGCGCACCTCTTGACGCACTGAATGAAGATGTGAAGTGTTTAATTAAAATCTCGTAAGGGATTTCAAGAGCCGTTCCTATATGGCGGGTGAACGCGGTCACAAATCCGTCGTAATTCGGATTGGGTCTGCCCGGTGTAACAAGATTCGCCTTCCTCCAAACCGACAATAGTGCCGCTGCTGATTTCAATGTCGTACAGCTCGTTATCGCCCTGTTACTCCTCAGAAACGGCAGCGCCCACCGAGCCCGGCGGCGCATCGTCATCACTGTACCTGCTCTTTTCAATGAATACCGCCCACAGAGCGTTAATGACCGCCGCGTCAATCTCGGCTTGATTATACCGTCCGAGCTGCTTTAACGGCTCGATAATCGGCGCAAGGAACGGAACACCGCGCCGCTGACCTATGCGTTCGCGGTTCATCAGATGAATAACGTTACGACGTCCCGTTGTTTTACCGAACGCTTCCACGCGCTTCCAATCGCTGTTTAAAAACCCGCTGTCTGACAGCGGGTGAGTGTTTTTTATATGATACGCGATAACCTCACCGCTCTTGTTTGTTTCAACGCCTCCTATGATATTATTGTTCTTGAAATCAAGCGGATTCGGATTACACAAGCGGTCGGCTTCAATAAGCTGTATCCGCAAATTATACGGCGAGTTAATGCGCTCCGTAGTCGGCAGCAGCGCAATTACGTCCCCCGACAGCAACCAGTTCAAGAACGCGAGTTGCTGAAGTTCGCAGAAATTGTCAAGCCGCTCAATGTCGCACGCTTCCGATTCCGCCCACAGCGCGAACTCGCGCTCTATATGCTTTTCAAGGCTTCGCGCCCTGTTCTCCGTCATATTCAACACTTCATAGTCAATCTGACATTTGAGCGCAAGCCCCTGACCCACGACATTGGTTCGCATTGTCTTGATTGCGCCTGTTGCAATCGGCGAGCCGCCCATGTACATATCGCGGCAGCGCTGCCGCGCTGTAGGAAGATTATCCTCTATATCTTTCTTTGAATCCCCGCCTCTGTAGTTCCAGCCTTTCATGGAGTTTTTGCTGTGCGAAGCACCGTAGTTACCGTAGCCGGAGTTTATGACTTTTATCGCTTGCCGGGCGGCGGCGCGCTTCGCGCCTGTGATGGGGGAGATGGCGGCGATGGCTTTGTCGAGTATGTTCATGTTTTTTACCTCTAAAACTAACTTAATTTGCATAAATATTTGTAAATTTTATGATATAATTGACTATAACAACTATGTTTTCTTTAAACACATAAAATGCATTAGGAGGAAAGATGTTTTCAAGAGTATTGACAAATTTCGACAGATATGCTACAGTAATTTATGTGTGCTGTTCTCGTATTCGGTTTCAATTCGCGACACGCCTTTAACTGTCGGCGTAGAAACAAAAACCTCTTTCTTGTTCCCGAAAGTGGAAAGCCGCTTGGAAGCAAGCAGCAGCGGGTCGCCTTCCTTGCCCGCCGTCGCGGGATAACCGTCAATTTCATCCGCATACAGAATCCGCGCCGAACGGCTGCGAAGCCCTGCAGGAGAGTTTGCACCCACAATCGTAACGAAGCCCCCTGCAAAGTCTTTATGAAGTATCGTGTTACCGCTGTTGCGGCTTTTTTCGTTCACTTTCCCCGCAAGAACAGGTGTTTCCTGCAGCATAGGAGTGAGCTTTTCCTTGCTGAAGGCTTCCGCCATCGGTTTCATATTCGGCTGCATTACAATCATGGGGCAGGGGTCGTAGTGCATATGATAGCCGATTGGATTTAAAATAAGCGCATATGTCTTGGCAACCTGGGCTGCGCTCATGACAACGATTTTCTGAACATTATCATTGGAAATAGCGTTCATGATTTCCCGCATATAAGGGACGCGGTCAGTCCTCCACCGTCCCGGCTCCGCCGACTTCGACGGCAGTCTTTGGTACTTATCCGCCCACTCGGTAAGCGTCATATCCGGCGGCGGCTTCAACTCCAAGAAAACCGATTTTAACAAATCATGCGTTGCTTTCTTTATTTTCGGCATTACCGTTTTTATTGTTTTCAGCATTGCAACTTTCCTCATTTTCGGCATTGCCGTTTTTATTGTTTTCAGCATTGCAACTTTCCTCCGTTACAAACGCATTGTCTAATTCCGCAAGCTCATTCAGCGCCTCGTCGCAAGCCGCTTTTATAATTTTTTTAATTTCCACTACTTTGGTTTTCTTGGAAAGCACGGGCGCAAGCTTCGACGGCATCGCCATTATTCTGCTTTTAAAATTCGTCAATACACTTGCAATAACCGCCCTCACGTCCTCCGATGTATGCAGATTTCCCTCTTTCAACCCTAATTCAAATTCAACATCTTGCCGTTTCGCCCGCATGAATAAAGCCCGCTCGGTGTGATAATTAACACCGCCCTCGCCATCGGGCTTGCCGCTGCGTAAAAAGTTAATATATTTTTGCACGGTCGGCACAAGGTCATATAACCCCGCCTTGCATTTATACTCCCCAATGACACCTTCATCTCGAAGCTGCCTCACGCGCCTCTCACTCAAATCCAAAACCCGCGCAATTGTCTTCACTGTATATAAAGTCAAAAGGCACACCCCCTTATCCGCGCCACCCCTTACAATACCCCCCTGTTGATTCTCACTCGCTATTCCACGGAAGCAGTTATTTTTTTCTCGTATCTGAGCAACCTTTGGGGTCGCCGAACCCGCAACGCTTCTAAAACTCCCCAAAGTACCTAAATGCTTTCGGGGCTCTCTTCGTTTTCATAATCGTAGCTGTCGTCGATTTCGCCAGTGTCGGGATTATATTTATACTCACCTTTAACCCGCTGTTTGTTAAATTCATGCCTGCGGTTATCAAGGTCAAACTTGTCTGTGTCGAATTCGTAAGCACGCATGGAATCAAGTAATTTTAAAATCCGCCCGTGGGTCTTGTTAAGCTCGGCTTCAAGTCTCATCATTCTTTCAAACGAGCTTGATTTGAAAGTTTGCTCGACTTCACCTTCACATTTCGGCGTGGTCGTTGTAATTATTTTATCAGTATGAAAATCTATTTCGCTATTCTCATAAAACTTAATTTTCTTGAAAAGGTCGCGTTCTTTTGCCAAAAGCAATCCGTATTCATAAAGCATATTAGTTTCGGCGTTTAACGTAACGCTTTCAATATATGCCCGTTCCTCGTCTGAGAGGTTTTCAAGTTTAATAGCGCTGTAAGCCCCGTGGGTTTCGGCGTTCTTGTTTTCTTTCGGCGCTCCGTGTCCGGCGGCATTTTGATTTTTCAATGGTGCGCCGTGACCTTTCGCGTTTTGATTGCCGGATTGTCCTCCGCGGGTTTTCTTTTCTTTTACTTCCGCCACAACCTCACCTCCGATTCGTTTGTTTGTTTTGTTATTCGCGGGTAATAAAAAAGTAAGGGAAGTGCGTTTCTTAGAAAGTAAAGCTCCGTCAACGCGTCCTCATGGGTGAGGGAAACCCTCCCCCTGCCGGACGGGCAACCCCCGCCCTCATGGATTTATAATAATGATAAATTAAATATTGCTTTTACTAAGTGGTTGATATTTTAATACCCATTACGAGCCCGATAAACTCGAAAGCATATAATAAAGGACGGGATTTCTCCCGTCCATAACTTTCTTTATATATAATAACACAGATTTCCGTACTTTTCCATACGGAATTTTTCCGCATTTTTTCCGTGATTTTTCTGCGATTATTACGTGTTTTTTATGGTTATTTTTATGTTTTTTAACTCAAAGCAATTGCGCCGAAATAGAGAACAGCAAAATCATTAACTGCCATTTTTCTTTTTTTATATAAGCAATCTAAACTGCTAATATTTAAATGTTCAAGAATATTTTCTTTTTCCATTTGTTGAAAATACCACAGTTGAATAATAGTGCGCTCTTCGTCGGAGAGTTCGTTAAGCAGCGTTTCTATCTCGTTTACCTTGTTCTCGGTAATTGATATATTAGCGACGGTCTGAGCCAGTTCCGTCAAATCCTTGTAAGTATTATTCACATTAACCGAATTCGTACCTATGGGTGTTATTCCGGCTGACGTTTTGTCGGACGGGGCTGAGATATGAATTAACTGCGATTTTCTCGTTTTTAGATTATTCAGCGCCGTGCGAAGTTTAGGATAATTATATAAGACATATTCCGCTTCTTTAAAACAATTCATTTCAATTCCTCCTAATTCCGCTTATACATCTGTACGTAAATATATACCCCCGAAACAAAATCGCTCCGCTTAACTTCTTTACTTTTGAAAATGTAATCCTTATACATCTTTTCAAATAGTTCGGGTACGTTGTTTTCATTTAGGGCGATTTTCTCGGCCCTGCGCTTTGATATTTTTTTATCCGCGAAGTCAATTTGCGGTTCCTTAAGATACTTTGAGTGTCCCCAAAATCTCTCGTACTTCGTTCCTTTGGCGAGATAATTCGCCAGCCCGTTCAACCCACAGTCATGCTTAACACGCAGGCGGCGGGTTTGCGGATAGGCACCGCCGTTCCACTTGTCTTCGATTTCGTCGCGGCTGACTCCACCGGACATAATTATATGATGGTGAACCCTAATATCTTCGCCGTCATGCTTAAATTCTGTTACGTATATGTATTTGAATTCCTTTCCTTGTTTCTTATATAACCTTGCAATTCTGCGCAAATAATTTCTTACATCGTTGCGAGCGTCTTGAGGCGAGGCGGGTAAGTTTCCATCATCGTACCCGAACGTCCCCCAGTAATCGTCTGATGAAAAATTTACATTTGACAGACGAGTAATGCGTTTCTTGGTGTTCTTGTGATTGAGGTTTTTCTGCGCTTCGCGGCTTTTGGCATGTTCTTTTGCTCTGATTTTTTCCTGCGGGTTAAAAAGCGGGAATATTTCACACTCAAGCTGGTTTCCGGCTTTAATTGTTTTAGTGCGGTATAGTTTTACGTTATCGTGGCGCAGCAACTCGAGAAAATCGTCGGGCGATTGATATTTTTCGTTGTAAATATCCAAATCAAATAATGACAGCTGACCTTCGATATTAAGTTTTTTATTTCTGCGTTTCATACGAACCTCTATTTTATATTAATTGGATGATATAGATTTAATGTGTGATTATTAGGGTTTTTACAATGAGTAAAAAGTATTATTTTCTTCTCACCCAAAATAAATCCCCATCCTCAAATCATGCCCCCTACACGGAAACGGCTCTGTTATGTAACACTCATCGCAACAGTTCTTACAAATTGGCAGATTCATTTCGCAGTCGGTGATTATATTGTCGGAGCTGCCGCATGATACGCATTTGTCGCCGTTATTCATGGTCGCCACTGGGTAATTCTAAGACTAACCGACCTTCAGTAAATGCTTCGTATAACGTCACCCCGTCACGATTGATAAAATACGGCAAAAACACCTGCGCCATATCAACCATTTCGGTTTCCAGTATTGCCATCTGTGCCGAAAGCCAGTCCTTGACGATTCTCCACGCTACACGCTCCGCTTGTTCGGGTGTTGAGTTTTTTACCCTTTGTTTTTGTAATACGGCTTGTACTCGGGCAGCGTTTGCCGGCAATCTTGCAGCTTGCAATCCCGATGATGTTTCAACAGAAAAACTCACTGCGATAATTTTACTGTTATCATCATAATCGAACATTATCTTTTTCGCGCCGCTTTTTGCCAATATAATATGTATCTCGCTGACTGTTTTGTGAACATCTATATCGGTTGTGTAATTCTTAAGAGCCATCATTTCCTCCTGTTCGCCTTGCGTGATTTCTTGGCGATTTTTCTTTTTCTGCGCTTCTTTGCTATTTCTTTACCTTCGGCATAATCACGGTTCCACGGTTTATTAACTTCACGCGTGACACTTGTTTCGTAATTTTCAAGCATTATTATGTACCTCAACTCTCTCAAATTCATAAACCCAAACCCACGGGTTATTATCCCACGAATATTGACCGCCGTCGCGTTTGGCGTTTAGACTGTCCCATAATTTTTTGAATTGCACTCTTGGATTAAAGTCATTAAT